GAAATATTTTTAATTATTCTGAGAATACAAGTTACCAGGTTACCAGGTTACAACCCTTATGAGATACCAAATAAAGGTAACTTAGAGGTAACTTATGACTTTATAGAAGTTACCTTTTTTATATCTCTAAACATAACTTGCATTCTTTGGGATCAATATTTTTTGTATATTTTCTAAGGAAAAACATCTATTGTAGAGGCATATTATGGAAGAAAACAAAAAAGAACTGTCTTTCCCTGAACCTTTGTCAGATGCATTATTTCACCCTAAAATAACAGGAAAACAACGTAAATTTATAATATTACTGGTGCATTCTGAAGGTTTGCATACAGCTACGCATTGCGCAATTCAATCCGGGTACGCAAAAGATTCAGCCGTTGTCAGAGCTAGCGAGCTGCAACACCCTGGAAAATATCCATTAGTAGCTCAAGCTATTGAATCAGAACGCAGAGCTATTGTTGAAAGATATAAATGTACGCAAGAAAGGTCATTATCTACATTGGCAAGAATTAGAGATCAAGCATCAGAGTCAGGGAATTGGAACGCTGCCGTAGCTGCGGAAACCAGGCGTGGACAGATAGCCGGGCTGTATGTGGATAAAAAAGAAATACTTACAGGTACGATTGACTCAATGAACAGAGAAGAAGTGGAAAAAAAGCTCCAGGACTTAAAAGAACAATACAGTATCACAGCAGATTTTGAAGAACTGAAAGATATGAAACAAATTGATAATAAGTCTTGACTATAAGATAGAATGGGATTATAAGCTAATCATGTGTAGCTGTAGCACATATAAAAAAAGACAGTCCTGGAGCCAGATAAGAACCGAATTTGGCACTGGCCCCAGGCAGCACTAAAAAGAAAGAGAGGAAGTAATGACTAATAGAGAAATAATTGAAAAAATAAGAGAGATGCTTGAAACAAATACTCGGGTTAATTGGGGTTGCACTGATTATGATTATACACCAGAGGAGGAGTTTCAAAACATGCTGGACGAACTTGATAAAATGATAGTAGATCAAAAATCAGTTGAGTATAATAAAGGCTGGAATGATGCCTTAGGTAAAGCTCAAGAAATTGTAGGAGCAACTAAAAATGATTAACTTTATAAAAAGATTACTGGGAATTAAACCGAAGACAATCCATTATGTATGGCTTCATATTCACAGCCAAGCTAACGAAGGTGTTATTGGTTGGTCAGCAGATAATAGAAGAGTATTAATTAGAGGAAGGGATAAAACATGAAGGTTGAAAAAGTTGATGTTTATTTACAACACCCAAGAAAAAATATGACTTTATTTTTATTAGCTTTATTGCTTTTGTTAAGCTCTAAAATTTCATTCCTTTTAGTAGCTATTGTATTCTTGTTGTATTTTATATTTTCTTGAAACCAGAGAGTAAATTTTGGAAGTTAATTAAAAAAAACTTAACTGATATTTCTTGGACAAGATTTGAAAACTGGGCAAGTCCGGGCGTCCCTGATGTTTACGGAATTAAAGATGGCATAAGCGTTTGGGTGGAGTTAAAAGTAATTACAAGTAATCAGATAAAACTTAGTCCCTTTCAAAAAGCATGGAATTATAATCATAGTTTACAGGGAGGAAGAAACTTTATTATAGCCACTACCCACGACCAGAGGCTACTCTATATCTTTCCAGGTATCGAAGCGCTTTCCATTGTCTCCATTGCCAAGTTGCCTCAGTCCCATTGGTGTATTAAGTTAATGGGCGGCCCGGGCCCCTGGCAGCAGGTGCGGGAGATCCTTCTCCATTCTCCATTACCCAAGCCCGAAGCCCCTTAGTCAGTAATAATATGGGAGTTTCGCCGACACCAGGCAGCTGGTCGCCGTTGTTCCCCATCTCCATTGAAACAAGGTTGAGGCTGGAAGCCAAGTATTAAGTATACCATTCCCGCGGGCCCCGCCTGAAGCTGCGTGATCCAGTTCTCCATCTCCATTGCTTACCGTGTTTCGTGAGGCGTGGTCTATAGTATAGTAAGGATGGACCCTGACGCAGGACTCGCCGTAAAAAAAAGTTTTCTTTTGCTCTTGACTATAAGATATAATGGGACTATATAAGTATTAACAAAAGGGGGAGTATATGACTGCATTAAAACAAAAAACTTGTGCCGACCGTGTGTATAGTAATTTAAAAGACAGGGAGGAACAGCTGCGAGACGGAGAACTTGAAGGGCTTTGCTTTGACTATGTCCATCCGCATACATTCGACAAGCAGGTCGAAGGCTATTGGCGTTGGCAGCTGAGCTGGGGCGGACCCAGCGATGAGCTGCGGGCTTTCGTCAATGAAAAAAAAGAAATACACCGCCTAGAATACTGGTTCATGGATTGGTTCGATGGGGCGCATGTCGTCCTGGATGCAAAGAACAACGCCCGGATGTGGAACGAATTAGTTATCATGCTTGAAGCTTGATGTGACTTCTCCATTTCTCCATTTCTTCATTACCCAAGGTAGATATAGAGTATAATATATATAAGCTGCTTCGCCAGCTGCGGCTCGGAAGTTCGGGGGTAAAATAAAAAAAGAAAAACTATTGACATATAATAAAATGGGACTATATTAAAGACTAATAGAAAGCACAGAAAGGAAATATATGTCAAAATCTATTTTAGAAGTCGTTGAACAAGCTCATAGTTCTAAGAATCAAATGAGTAAACGCACAAAGATGCAGATCGTTGACGCCTACGGGAGAGCGTTAACTATGAAAAAAGTATTAGAGGATTTTCTAAAAGTTAATAGAAGTCTGATGATAGATTTGGGAGAAAGTGAAAATGTTAATCTTATTCATGGTAAGGATTACACAATACAGATTGCTCAAAAAGTTAGTGCAAGGCTAGATAATGCACTTGTCAAAGATATTTTGGGAGAAGTGGATTATCACAAATGCAAAGTTCCTAGCCTATATAAAACAATACAAGCTATGCCATTGTCGGACAAAGTTGTGGCTAGACAAAGGAAAGATATGTCGGTTGACAGTATCGTAGATTTCAAGATTGCTATGTAGTTTCGTATAATGCCTACATACTAATTGAACAAAGGGCGATCTGATCGCCCTTTTTTAATGTCCATCTCTCCATTCTCCATTACTCTAGGGTAGATATAGAGTATAATATATATAAGCCATAAAGACGTACGGCGGGAACCGCGTTCCAGGTTGCAAGAAAAAAGAAAATAATTCTATTGACTATCTAATAACATGGGACTATATAATTATCTTTATGTTTTCTACTCTGCTTCTCATCGCTGGTATCGTGGGCGTACATCATCCAGGTGCCGGTATCTTCATCATGGTTGTCGCTATTTATTTTTTCTAATCCTGATCCTGCTGCTTCTAATCCTGTTCTTCCATCTCTCCATTACCCATTACTCTATGGTAGATATAGAGTATAATAGATATAGGACCCAGGGGCCCTGCTCCCGGTGAGAAGCTGGTGAGAAGCTGGTGAGAAGGTTGGTCGTCAAGTAAAAAAGATACACACAAATAAATAAATAAAGTGTTTGACTATAAAATAGAATGGGAGTAAAAAGAATATAGAAAGGAAAAAACTATTATGCCAGATAATAATAATGACTTGACTAGACGATTAGCTGAGATTGAACAACAGTTCGGTTTAGCTCCTCGTAATAATACTAATATCACTAATCAAACTAATGACCCTATCCAAACAGGGACACATGACAATATTAATTGGAAAGCCTTATATAAAGTATTAGAAAGCGAGGTCGAAGGGTTAGTCTTTGACCCTAATGCTCCAGCGTATGTAAAAACATGGGCAAGAAATCTAATGCAAAAACTTGCTGAAAGGTTACCAAGATAAAGTTTCCCTAAGGGAATCTGGCGAGGGCGGATTATCCGCCCTTTTTTTATGTCCACTGTTCAATAGGCCTTAGGTACTTACAAAGCTCAACATAATCGATTAGGGATATGGCGCTACCCCACCACCCACCATTGAGGCCGGTGTGTTTTACAATAAGGCTGAAGAGAGAGTTTTACACAAACACAGAGTATGATATAACTTTTTTATGATTTCACGTGAAATACCAACCGATGTATTAAAATACGAATTAAGAAAATTACAACTAAAAGTGTCGGAGGAGTCCCGTGACTCCTATATAACTTTTGTAAAAAAAGTATGGCCAGACTTTATAGCCGGTAAACATCATAAGATTTATGCAGAAAAACTAGAACAGGTTTCTCAAGGGAAGTTAAAACGATTAATTATTAATATGCCTCCTCGTCATACAAAATCTGAGTTTGCTTCACATTTATTTCCAGCGTGGATGATGGGCCGTAATCCTAAGTTAAAAATTATACAAACAACACATACGGCTGAATTATCATATAACTTTGGTAGAAAGGTTCGTAATTTATTTGATCAACAGGAGTTTAAAGATGTTTTTCCACAAGTTACTCTTTCGCAAGATTCGAAAGCAGCAGGCCGTTTCACGACTAACAAAGGCGGAGAGTATTTTGCTGCTGGTGTGGGTGGCGCTATTACTGGTCGGGGTGCCGATCTTCTCATTATTGATGATCCTCATTCAGAGCAAGATGCCCTGAGTCAGACAGCGATGGACAATGCCTATGAGTGGTATACGTCAGGACCACGTCAAAGGCTTCAACCGGGCGGGGCTATTGTTATTGTGATGACAAGGTGGTCCGTGAAGGATTTGACGGGTAAGTTAATGGCTGCTCAAATGAACGAAAACTCTGATCAGTGG